TGATAAGGCATAAGCAAAAAGTCTCTTAATATATTCTAAACGCAGTCTGACCTAATGTCTCTGGTTTCGCTAAATTAAATTGCTGTAGACAAAGATAACCAAAAGCATCAAAAGCGTGATCTACCCCTAAGTTCTTGTTAGGCATACCTGTATTTGGAGCGTAAGTTAATGTCCTTAATGCTTTTATTAATTCTTTACATCGAGGATGTATAAATGTTCTCCTTTCACCATTTGCATCATACAAAGCTGTATTAACAGCAGTAATTTTATCTCTAATTTTCCAGGGAGATCTAGGACTCATAACTGTAAATCCATTCCTTCTTAAAATTGTATGGTCAGTTACACCAACACCACTTGTCTTTCTTGCACTTCCAGTAGGGTCTGGACACGCAATAACCCTTCGATCTACTCCATATCTTCTTACAACCTCCTCCGCAAAATCCCAAGTTGTTGCCCCACCCGTCAACATAATCTCATCAAAGACATAAAGACAGTCATTATGTTTTACAGCACAAATTCCTGCCATCGGATCTACGTTAAAATCCAGCCCAATCAACAAAGGCATTAAATGTAAATCAACAGATTCACTGGAAATATTCTCATCAGCAAAGCTAACAGCAACCAATCCAGTAAGATTTTCAAAACTTGCTTCAAATTCTTGCCTAAATGTCCTCCCGTCTAATTGACCCCTAGCAGCTTCAACTTCTTCTTCTGCAACATTACCCCCCTCTATTGTCGTAAAACTCCATCTTTGCCAATCATCTCTATCGGTTTCACCACAAAAACACCACATATCATAAAACCAACTCGCAGTTCCATCTGGTGTGCTAATAAATAAAGCCCATCCCTGCTTATCCGCTAAAGCTGGTCTAATAACTTCCGCCCATACATCTCTATCCATAAACGCAGCTTCATCTAAAACTACACCTGATAAACTCCTACCTCTTAAAGCCATCGCATTTTCTGTTCCTTTCAACTCAATAGTTGATCCATTTATTAATTCTATTCTCAAATCTGTCTCATTTTTAGATTGCACCCAGATTTTAGGCACTAACCTCTTCAATTCCTTCCATGCAATATCTTTTGCCATTCGATATGTCGGGGCACAGTAAAAATATGTTTCACCTGGTCGATTTATCGCTCCACGAAGTAATTCTATGCAAGAAAGGTAAGATTTTCCAAACCTTCGACCAGCTACAAGTACTCGAAATCTTTTATTGCTGTTAAAAACTTCGCCCTGGGCATATCTTAAACTTATTTCTGGTGCGGTTTTTACGGCCATATACTAAAAAATAACAAATTTTTCAACTAATACCCCCTATTTATAGCCTAAATTGACTTTTCTAGGTTATCATTCAATTATTAACCTTATTCTGATTGAGTCCGTGGCTGAATCATGCTTATCTGGTTTCGTTCCAGAAGATATTAAACAAGAAGCACAAGTAAAAAAGAAAAGACGCTCTAAATTTGCTTGCAATACACAGGAGCATATTCAATTTAGAAGTCAAAGATTGTATTCTCGTCAGTTAGATGGGAAGACAACAAGACAACTTGTTCTCGAACACGCAAAGATAGAAGGTATTTCAGAAACTTCCGCTTGGAGCGATTGGGGCAGGGTCAAGGTCTGGAATAACGAAGATTGGGAAAAAGATAGAGAAAATATGCTTCCCAGGCTTCAAGCAATGAGAGTTAGATTATTTAATAAAGCGATATCTAAAGGTCAACTACAAACAGCAGCACAAATACTCGATTCATTAGGTAAAGTTATTGGAGAGTCTGTAGAAACAGTCAATATTCAAGCACCTGAATTATCTATTAAAGTAGAACAAAAGCAGTAGTAACTCTGTATTAGTAACGAAGATTACGAGAATATATTTAAGTTCCTCGGTAACCTATATAATAGTAACAAATGTTACAACACTACCCTCTATATGTATCATAGTGATGTCATATATGATTACTCATGATGTCACAAATAATTATTTAATATGTCACTTATAGCATCACTATATGTATCATCTTTGTTGCAGTTCTGATATCACTTTGATATAATTAATATATAGAGAAAAATAATTTTCTTGATCCTTTCGGCTCTCGCTCCAGTATTACAGATTGAGACCTGAAGCCACCCGAAAGAACTCACTCGAAGCCATAGGTCGAGGAGGTGCAAGAAGATTTACATATCAAACTGATTTTTTCGGCAGAGTTTTCCAGATACAAAAACATCGCACAATTTCCCTTTACCTCTAGGCTGATCCACTCGCAGCCCTGAAGCCCTTCTAACCTCTCTTAGTTACTTCTTAACCATGAGACTCTGAAGCGGTAACAGGCTCGCAGCAATAGACCAGCCTACAGGTAAAAGGAACTAACCTTTTATCTTTGTTCACTTATCCTAAAGTTAATTTTCAAATTATGACTTTCGCTTATCAAATCACCCAATATAACGGGATCGACTACGCAACCAAGACAGGAAACTGGAACTTAGTTGCAGAGCGTAGAACACAAAAACAAGCGTTAGCAGTATGTAAGACACTTAACAAGCGTCAGCCATACTTCCACCGCGTAGAGGTTGTTAAGTCTGTAGAACTTCCAAAGTTTACAATTTTGAAACCTGCTAAAACTCAATTTTCCAATATTGTAATTCCTGCAGATTTCAAAGTAATCAAAAAAAGAAATTTTCTTAGACGTTTATTAGGAGTATTTACTAATGACTGAAGACGAAACTTTATTTTTTTGTGGTATCGATTGGGACGAGGTTTTAGACCTTTTCCCAACCTTACAATATGACTTTGATTTTCACGAGGTAACAAAAAATGAGAATTAAATTAATTTCTTATTTCTTTCTTTTTGGTTGTGTTATGTGGTCAGGCTTTGAAATTTATCAAAGCCTTAACACTATCACACAAAATTATTACAACAACTTAGCAACTTTTACAAATGCAAATTAAAAGATTAGGAACTAGTAAAACTTTACTAGTTCTTCCTTCGGGTTCAGAAGCTTTTTTCAGTTATGAAACACCCGTAGCGTTCCAGATGCACTCTGGAGAAATTTATAAAACTGAAGAATATTATTCCAGGACTACTTCCAAGCATATCACCCAATACTTAAACGGGAGAGAAGCGGAGGTCGTTCCACAAAGTTTTATTAATCAACTTGTAGGATCTTAAAAAAATGAGTCATTTAATTAAGTACTACATTGAAGACAAGAAGCTCATTCCGATGCTTCTTGACTTCGGTTGGATCGTTAGAAATGACACATGGACAGATTGCCCTTTGAAAACTCAAGAGCTTTTCAAAGAGTGGTACAAGTCAGCACATGGGGAATAAATTTCCCCTTTTTCTTTTTCACTTATCCTAAAAAAAAATGCCTGCTATTAAAGCGAAAAAATTCGATTCACCAGAAACAAAACTGGTGAATGACTTAATTGAATGTTTAAAGGCCAATAAGTCTCCTTGGAGAAAACCTTGGAGTATTAAAGGCTCGCATAGAAATTTCATTACTGGTAAAGAGTATAAAGGCTCAAACCCTGCTCTATTAGAGCTTGCAGCAGCTATTAGAGGACATGACCTACCCTTATGGGCGGGCGTGTCACAATTCAAGTCTCAAGACTGTTTACCTCGTAAAGGTTCAAAGGCTGCACGGGTGATGATGCCATTATTAAAAACCTTTGAGAAAAAAGATTCTCAAAACGAACCAGTAAAAGATGAAAATGGAGATCCTATTACAGGTTCTTATATGTCGTATAAATGCGTATGTGTATTTAATGTGGCAGATATAGAGCCAAAAACGGATAAAGCTAAGGAGTGGTTATCAAACATTATTGATAAGGCTATTTTAGCTAATAAGGTTAGACCCTTAGAAGAAAATTTGAAAATAGCAAATGAGAAATTATTTGTTAATTGGTCAAAACAAGTTGAGACAATAGTTGGTACGGATAAAGCATATTACGTACCAAGCACTGACAAAATTTGTATTCCAAAAAGGGATAATTTTGACACTGACTCCGATTTCTTAGCTACATTTGCTCATGAGGCTGGGCATAGTACAGGTCATTCTACAAGATTAGATAGAGATCTAACTGGTAGATTTGGATCTAAAAAATACAGTATCGAAGAATTGAAGGTTGAGATAGCAAGTTTCTTAATTTGCAATCGACTTAATATATCTTCTAATGTTCAGAACCACGCAGCCTACTGTAAACACTGGATAGAAGTTTTAGGGGAAGATCCTAAAATACTATTCAGAATTTTAGGTCAGAGTGTAGCCATTACCAACATGATTCTAGGGGAAGAATAAATCTTCCCTTTTCTTTTTATTTTTCTAAAAATTATGGAATTATCTTATTCAGATTATCAAGAATATTATTATTTTATTTTTGATGATATATACAATGATGCTCAAGGTTATAAGACATTTGAAGAATGTCATAAAGAAACTGAAGAGTCATTTAGAAGACAAAACATTAAATTAAAACAATGAAAGAATACAAAGCAACCGACCCTGAAATGATTAAAGCAGGGCAAGAAATTAATAGAATGTCTAATTTATCAAATAGGGTCATATCAAATGATGAGGACTTGTTTGAAGAGTTAGGAACGATCCAAAGAAAACTTTGTGATGTATCTGCTATTAAAGCGGATTTTTTACGAAGATATGACGATATTATCGAAGAGCAGTATAATCTTGAAACTAAATTAGCAGTGATGCAAAATGAAATGCTTCATTCGTTTGAGTTAGTTAAAAGATACTATAAAACTAAGAAAAAAGGATTTAAATAATTATGAAAAATAAACAAATAAAAATAACAGTGGACGAAAACCTTTACAAGTTACTTTGTCAGAAATGTATGCAAGAGTTTGGAGAATTAAATTTAAGTTTATTCACCAGAGCTTTATATCATAAGCACCTATCATCAGATATGTTTAAAATGGAAACTTTACGATCTAAAGGTTTAACTTATGGAGAAATTGGAGAAATCTTTGGAATAAGTAGGCAAGCTGTTCATCAAAAATTCCAGAATAAAGAAAAAGGGCTTTAAGTAGCCCTTTTGTTTTTTTCAATTTTTAATTGACATCTTTTTAAGATTAAAAACTCATAAAGCTGTTTATCAGGAATTTTTAAAGCCTTGGTTGTTAAATCGTTCCAATCTTCAGGGGACAAGGCATCAAGGTTGTAAGGATCGTAGTTTAATTTTTGGATTGAGAGAACATGATTCTTAATTAGACTCATAATAGACTTATTGTAACACTATTAATATATCATGCTTTCATTGACAATGACATCATATATAGACTAATATAAATATTAAGTTCACTTATCCTAAGAAACTTATGCCTAACTGGACATACAACAGAGTAAGAGTCAGAGGTGATGACTCTGAAAGAATACAAGAGATTAAAAAACTCTTTGAAGGGAAAAATCCTTTTAATGTTTTAATCCCTGAACCTGATTGGACTGTAACTCCTTTAACTAAAGAATATGCAAAGTCTTATTCTTTTTCCGAGCCAAAAGGTCAGATTGGAGAATTGCCTGTACAACCCGATCCAAATAAAAAAGAATGGGATTGCCCTAAGTTCGCATCTACTGGTAGGCAAGATGATCGCTGGTATGACTGGAGAACTACACACTGGGGAACTAAGTGGCCTGCATGTGATATTGAAATTACTCAAGATGATGAAGACTTTCTTGAGGTGACTTTTAATACTGCATGGAGTCCTCCTGAACCAATAGTCCATGCTTTACGTTCCAAATACGAATGTAAGGACGAAGGCTCTTATAGTAATGGTAAATATCTTTCCGTTTCGTGGTTATACGAATTGGAAGGAGAAGAAGGTGTAGGCTATCTATAATGCTTACTAAACAACAGATATATACCGCACTGGACAATATGAATAGATTCGGGGGAAGTTTTATAGCTTCCCTTGCAGTCTGCTATAGAAAAGCCGATCCAAACAATCAAACCATATTATTTAATTCGTTTGAATCTACCTTTATCAAATACGCTAATTTTACAAATAACAACTATGAACAAAAGTCAAATCGAAATCGCTGTTGAATTTCTTAAGGAACGTGGTTGGGAATTTAGACCAGCCCAAAAAATAGAAGGTGTTTTTAAACCTATAGGTAAATATGATGCAAAAAACCCTGCTCAAAAAAACTTTAGTACTTATGACAATAAAACTTTAAAAATGTATGCTTGCATCATTTCTAAAGCAGAGTCTCAAGGTAAAACTTGGAGGTACATCTCATAATGTCACACCCCATAAATGATGAAATTCTTGAAAAACTTTACGAAGAGGTTAAAGAAGAATTTCCTAATGCTTTAGAACCTTTTGTTATCGCAGAAGTGCAAAAACGATTTGAGGAGATGCACTAATGACTTATAAAACTTATACAGAGGACTTAGCTGATTTTGGTTATAGAGAACAAGAAGAAGCTAAAGATCTTTTTCAGGCTTGGAGAGAAAGCGGTTTACCTATTGATTTTGAAAACAATGGAGTAAAAATTGCTTTCAATATGAACTCAGGTTATGTTTTTCTTACTAATTCTGAATATCAAGTCGCTATGTGCGAAAAAAACGAACATGACAGACTTGAATTATACTCTTTTTATTCTTCACCTTATGAAGGTAAAGAAGGTTCTTTTGATGAACTAATAGAAGAATATAAAGATATGCACCCAGAAGATCAAGAATGGTTTCAGCAAATAGCTGAAAATATCAATAGATCTGATGAGTTGCCTGATTTAGAGGAGGAAAAAGAAGAATGAACATAACAGAGTCCAGAGATGAAGCATTTGAGGCCATAGCTGAGATGCTACGTTCCAATATCAAGAAAACTAAAATAGCTAGTCAGTTAGCTGCTGATTACTGTGTTAGTGATAAGACAGTTTACAAATGGATCTCCAGAGTGGAGGAAATGTACGATATCACTCCAATAGAGTCAATTCTTCAGCAGCAGAAGGTAGAGCTAAAAACTGAAATATATCAAGATCTCATTAAAGACTACCATGCTGCTAAAGATAATGATGACCACGAACTGAGAAGAAAAATTGGACATATTTTAAACAATACTTACCTTAAAAAAATTAATTTTAACTGAGAATTTCGCTAGCGAATTATGATTGACAACCCTTTACCAGATCAAGTTATGCAAGAAATGGATACGATCCAAAAAGCTGCTGACTTTGAAAATTATTGTAAAAACCATGCAATAGAAATTGCTACTCATTACAAAGTACATCCAGATTTACATGAAGACTTTGCAGAGTGGTTTCAGGATTATATGTCCCAAAATCCTGAACTCTTTGAACCTACTTGGATTATGCTTGATGATGATTACATTAAGGATTGGTGGGAATGTAATGGAGAATACTTTGATGACTTCGATACACCTTATATGGAGATTACAAAATGAACAAAGATCAATTTATTGAAGAAGTTTACGAAATCGCTTTTGGTGATAATGCTATTAATCGTGATTTCAGTTTTGAAGAAGTACTACAAGAATTACTAAGATTTAGTGATGAAGCTCTGAAATGGGAAGATATTCCACACTCAGATAAAGTAAGACTAGATCCTGATTACGAACCAACAGACCAAGAAATGATGAGTTCGTTTGGTACTAAATGGCATGATGGATTATGAACCGTAGTAAAGAATATGAAATCAAAAGGGCATCTATTGATGATGCCTTTCTCTTTAACGATATTGATTCGATCCAATATGCAAAACTTTCCTTAGAACTAGATCTTCAATACGAAGATGTTGTTAAACAAAAAATTTTTAAAGATAAATTAAATAACTATATACACGATAAAGATTAAACCGCTACTAACTGATCTTGTCGTACCATCTCTTGAAACTCTGCTACCTTCTCTTTAAATAATGCACCACAACCTATCAACTCCATAGCTGTTACCCAACGAAGTTGTAGTCCA